ATTATAGCCATCACAGCAACAAGGGCTGGTATAAATAAAGCATCTAAGTTTTGGCTAATAATATTAACAGCACTAGCTATCATTGAAAAAGCGCCTGTAGCATTATTAATTTGGCCAACAAGCGTTGTAAATTGTGTTCTTAGGTTTGTAAATGCCTGGCCTAATGTGATACTCATATTATCAACTGTTTCACTTGTTTCGCTTACAGCATTTATTAATATTGGCAAAATAGCCTCAGCTGTTAATTTACCCTCTGAACCAAATTGTTTTAATTCACCAGTTGTAATACCTAAACCTTTTGATAATAAATTAGATAGAATTACGTTGTTTTCCATAACTGAACGCAACTCATCACCTCTTAAAGCACCAGAAGCCAGACCCTGCGCAAGCTGTCTAGCAGAGTTTGCAGCTTCGGAAGATTCTGCACCAGCAATAACAAATGTATTAGCAACTGTTTGTGTGGCTTTTGCAATATCATCCTGGGAAACTCCAAGCTCTTGAGTTGCAATAGTCAATCTTGTAAACAAAGTACCTATAGCATCAAAATCAGTTCTTGATTCTATGGCAATTCTCTTCATCTCTGACATTGCTTTTGCAGTACCTTCAACAGACCCTGTTAAAGCACCCATTCTATTTTGTATGTTTACAAATTGATCTGCTGCTTGGGTAATCTCTCTAACACTAAATGCAGCTATAAGCGTATTCCGCAAAGTCCTTAAAGAGCTTTGGGTTTTATCTACATCTTGTTTAAATTTTTTAAAAGCCTGGCCAGTTTTGTTTTCACCTAGCAGCCTAACTCTTATGTCTGTTTTAGCCATTATCTTCCCGTTTGCTCATTTTTAATTTCAAGATAAGCCAACCATCCTTGAAACTCTTCTACTGTCATTTGTTCTATTTCAAAAAGAGTTTTATTTAATTTTTCAGCCAATGCATATTTGACATATAACTGCTTATCTTTTATTACTTTTTTTTAACTTCGTCCTGTGACATGTTATTCATCATCTCACTAGATACTCTTATCAATACATCTCTATCAACCTTCTCCAACAAGGCTTTTTTATCAGCAATAGTGAATATTTTTTCACCAGCTTCATCCAGTGCTTTGTATATAAGAACATATGCAAGCAATTGCACATCATCATCTTTTGCTAGCTTCATAAATTTAGAAGTCTCTGAAAGAGTTATTGGCTTGCAATAAATCTTAAGCGGTATATTTTCATCCTCACCCCATTCAGGGACTTCTATAATTTTTGTCTCTAAGCTATCAAAGTGCTTTTTAGCGTTATCTATTACTGACATTGTTTTATGCTGTTGTAGTTGCTAACGCGCCAGAGCCTTGAACAGACAATGAAGCCTCAACCAAACCATCGTATGATGCACTTCTTGAAACACCAGTAACAATAGCTGAACCACTGTAATAAGTATCACCAGCACCTGCTGGGTATAAATTTAGTTCTACAGTATTTCCTACAATAAAAGCACCTTGTCCATTAGTATCAGAATCATCCCAGAACACGTCTACAGAACCTGAGAAAGACTTTAATGAATCTTTGTAAGTTCTATTAGCATCACCCATTGCAGTATCTTCTATGGTGTCTGCTGTATGCTCTAAAGAATATGACCTAACTTCACCAATAATGTTAGTTCCACCAGATCCACCTAGTTTAATAACACCATCATTTCCTTTAAATGTTGACATTCTATTTCACCTCGCCTTTCGGCTTTTTCTTAGAAGAAGATTTATTTTTGTCTTTCGACTGGATTGCTTCTTCCTTCCAACCCATTCCCAACATATCTTCCACATTTGACTGTGAAACTTTTATTGAAAGTTTTCCATTTGGACTAATCATTTGCATAATTGTCTCCTGTTATACCGCCACATCAGGATCTGATTCCTTGACATAGTAGTTAGTTAAAAAATTTAATGTTACAAAGCCAACAGGTTGATCGCCCTCGCCTGTATATTCAATATCTGTAGTTTCAATATAGGTATCTTTAGCCAAACCGCCTAAAGTCCTATCAGCAGCAATTGCCTCTTCTACTTCTTTGCAAATTGTGTCAATCGTATCGTCGAAATTATTTACAGCTTTGCAATAAGCCTCTACAACAACAGATAGATCTCTGCTCATAACTCTGTCTGTGCCAATAACTATTGGCTCTGAAGATTCAGATTTTGTATATATAACCAAAGATGGCAATGTATCTTCTTGTAATGTATATACCCTAGACTCATAAACATTTGCGCCTGTTGTTGCCAGGTTGTTTAGTGTTGTCCCAAAATATTCTCTAATTTGTTGCCTTACATGTGCCATTATTGAACCTCAAGCAATAATGAAGTAAAACCAGTATTATCATTTTCATAATTAACAACTTTATAATTTGTTGCAGGCTTATAAATAGTGCCATCCAATGTTTTTAAAGCAGCTATAGATATAGCATCACCAACAGCAATATTTGGTATGTCTGATGTTTTTACATATGCTGTAGGTTGATAACCCTGGACACCAAGGTTGCTTGTATCTATATCAATATATTCTTGATTTAAAATAACAGTAATAGCTGATGCAGATCCGCCAGCAGGTGTATAGGTTACATCTTCGCCCATTGCTCCGCTTTTTGAACTTACATAAGCATCAAAATCTCTGTTAAATTCCATTGGCATAGTTATCTCTTGCTAGTAACTTTTTTTGATTTGTTTTTGAGCGGCTTATCTTTATGGCTTACATCTTCTGCATTTCCGCTTGTAATAAATTGTTTGGCTTCAGCGGTAGTAACTTCTACAACTTCGCCTTCGTTTCTTGGCACACCTCTAACGTGTGTTGTTTTTAAAATTCTAATTTCCATAATTTTTTCCTTTAAAAAATGGGTAGCCAATTAAGGCTACCCAAAACAATATTGTTAATTAAGCAACAATATCTTTAATCACACCAAAGCCAGTGTCGTGACGAATCGCAACATCTAAGTCTTGGAAAAATGCAAGCCTTGTTCCACCTGAAGTAGATAATGAAGCTGTATCAACAACAACATCAACACCAGACCAGAAACCAAGCATTACATTTGTAAAGTCACCAAAGATAGCAGCTGACAAATTAGAACCTGTGCCTTTTGCAAGGTTAGAAGGAACTAAGGTTGTAGAAGCTACGTTGTAACCCAATATTTCACTTGCAGCTTCCATAATGAAGTTGCCTTCAGCACCACCGCTTTGTTTTGCTATAGTTCTTAGAGCAGCAATAACTTTAGGGTTGGTTAAGAATGATGGGTTTCCGCCCATTGCATTTGAAACATCAACAGCTTTAATTAGATCAACAATTTTTGCATATGTTGGAGCTGTGCCATTAGTACCCATAGATACTACGTTTCCAGAAGCAACACCAGGTATAATTCCTGAAGGCTCGTTAGATCCGCCACCATTAATAGCAACGCTATCAATTTTTCTAGCAAATTGAGAAATAATGTCATTTCTTAATACAGCTTCCACAGAAGGATCTGACTGAAGCATTAGTTTTCTTGAACAATCAACGTAAGACGCTAATGTTTTTGGAGTCATTGTTACCTGACTAAATACAGCAGCACCTTCAGTTGGCGCTGAACCTTCAGCAACAAAAGCAGTATTAGTTGTTTGAGCTGATAGTTTCGGTATTGAAATATCTCCCTTAAGTCCTGTTAAGACCCTTGCGCCCAAATCTCCAACTGTTAATTTTGCATATAATGCAGAAATGAACTCATCTGCAAGATGATCTGTACCTACTAGATAACCACCCTGGGAATCTGTTCCAGCAGTTTGATCTCTTTGACCCCAGTTAAGATCTGAAGGCATGTAAAAACCTCTAGCTTCTTTACCAGTTCTTTGTGCAATCTCTTCTGATAGCTCTCTTTCATAACCAGCTTTAGACCAATCACCAGTTGATGATGCGTTTATTGCTTTAATTAAAGAGTAATCATTTCTTTGCTTTTCGTTTAGGCCTAAGTTTGCTGGCGCAACTTCTAAAGGTTTATCATTAGATATATTATCTAGTAATACTCCTCTAAATTGCTCAACACTCATTCCGTTTTGTATAGCATTATCAGCCAAATCTCTTTGGTCGTGATGCTTTCCTAATGCTGAAATTTCTTTAGCATTTTTTAGCATTTCTGCTTTTACAGATTCAGTAGCTTCATTTCTGATAGCGTTTGAATCAATTTTATTTTCTTCTGACATTTTAATATCCTTAAAATTTAATTCTTGTTTATTTTTAGACCGCCCAACTCCAACTAATTTTGATGTATCAGCAGGTATGCTAACGCTAGAAATTTCCATTGGACTCCAGCTAGTTGCCCTGTAATGATCACCGATAATATCGTTGCTATCACGCTGCATCTTGTTTACTTTGTAGCCAACGCTGATATTTTTTCTAATACCATCTTTGACATCGTTAAAAATTTCTGAGGCCAGTTCACCTTTCCCAAAGCGAACTACTGCTGTTGTCCTCTTAGCAGTCTCGTCAATTTTAAAATCCTCAACTACACCAATAACTTGAGACATATCATGGTCAAGTAAAAAGGGTGCTGTTTTACTATCCATAAACTCAGTGTCTATAGATGTGCTTTTATGGTCTAGTACCTCTAAACCAAATGACCTGGCAACTGGCTGCTCACTTGAAACTCCAAGTTTTACAGTTCGTTTTTCCTCATCAATGTAAGATGATTTGGATAAATCAATTGTTCTATAGGTTATACCACCATCAATTGTTCTATCTTGCTCATCTTGCTTAACATCAACTACCATTTCTGCTTTATCAGCTTTAGAAATGGTGTTTGTTTTTTTAATATCATCCATTTCGTTTACCTCGTTAGTTGTTATTAAATCTTTTGACATTTATTCATCCTCCTCATCAAAACCATCAGCAGGAACAGGCTGTTTATTTCCAAATGGTTGATATGCTGACTTGATGTCATATTGTTTCATTAAATCTTTTTCTTTTTGATGCATTTCCATAAGCTCTTCTGCATCTCTTCCCTGGGCGGCTGCTATATCTGAATATGTTGTAATACCATTTTGTAAACCAACAACATTAGCCTGGATCTCTTTTAAAGGATCTATCCAAGCCCATTCTCTTGCAATGTAATTAGTTGAGCCAAAAAACTTATCAAATTTTTCAATTGGCAGCTTTATAGCTCCTGTTGATATAGACATTTCAAGCCATTTTTTAAATATTGGCTCAATCATATGATCTATCATTAGCTGTTGTGCTATCTGGTAAGCAGCTCTGTCTTCTAAAGCTCCTTGTCTTATTGAGCTGTAATTTACTGATGTAAGGTCATTACTTAAAGAATGGTATGAAATATTTAAACCTGATGCTATTGATCGCAATACTGACTTTGTAAATGAATCAAAAGCAGTTGATGGATGGCTAGGATCAAACTGTTGAAATGACATGCCAGCAGGTAATTGTTCAAAAGTGCCAGGCGTAGCGTTCATAACTGGCGCATAATTGTCTTCTATACCATCACCAACATATGAATTTCCGTCTGGACTAGTAAAAAACCCCATCTTGCTACTTGCAGTCCTTGCGCTTACAATCTCAGCTTCAAAATAACCATTTAAAAGCTTTATGTTGGCCATTGCAGTAGAAATAGGCGAAACACCCCTTGTTTGCTCTGGCCTGTTACACAAATAAACATGCAACAATTCACTTGCTGGCACTCTTATGTGTTTTCTTGTTTTTGAGTGTAATGTATCGTATGGATGATCTTTAAACATGTAATAAGCAACAGGTTTATCAAATGGATCAACTTCAACACCCATTTTAATTGCATTACCATTTTTTGCTGTATCGTTATAATCTTCATCTAAGTGATCTGCTTCATAAAAACGAATCATGTAACCAAATTTATTACTACTGGTAGGAATGTGTTGAACTAAAACCTCACCATCTCTATATAAAGTTTCAACAAACAGCTTTTGTGCATCTAAAAATGACATTCTGCCATTTGCAACACAAATACCTTTTTTGCACCATTGTTTCCATGCAGCTTCAATTTGTTGATTTGCACCTATATCTAAAGTTCCATTTGTGTCTCTAGCTTTTGAACTAATTCTTATACCAGACTTACCAACTACATTAGAGATCATCAAGTTTAGATATCTAGCAACATATGAATCATTTCTAGCTAATTCTCTAGCTCTAGCTCTTAATATTCTGATATTAGGTTGTATTTCTGAATCAGC